TTCCAATGGAAGTAACCTCTTGTGAGAACCCTGTCCTTGATCAACGAGTCATTGTAGTCAATCTGCTGATATATCTTCGTAAGATTAAACAAAGATGCCTTACTCTCATCCCTGAACGCGTGTGACTCCGTGCGTGGGAACTGCCTGTAAAATTCATTCAATGAGTCTGAGTCACTCTTCAAAGAGGTAACCTCATTATTCCAGTACTCAATTACGCCAATCTTAATCATTCTGCCATCAATACCTTTGATAGGCTTAGATGGTGTATTAAATACTGGGTGACCATACTCGTCAAGATACCCTTCAAAGTTCCACTCCATTGGAATGAACAATGAATACAGGCCACTCTTTGTTTGCCCGTTCTCATTCTTCTTCCTTGGATCAGAGTCCTCGTATAATTTCTTAAAGTTAGAACCACCCTTATCAAGCGCATTCGAGGTAGAACCCATCATACACTTACCAATGATCCTACTACCCAGACGCAAACACGTCTTGGTTACACGCCAGTTATTCTGTATGTTATTTGGTGCAAGCCATTTACCGCTCTCATCCTGAATGAGCATCCGTAACTTCTCTCCATCATAACTGTTGTCACCTGTGTTCTTCCAGTCAATCGTGGTGTTAAGTCCCTCTAGGTGATCCTCCTCAGCCTTTGCAATGCTCTTTCTTGTGAACTTAGATGCCGGAACACGATACGCAAGCTCAGTCTTTGGCTTGTCCATACCATCTTGTATTGGCTTAAAAAAGAATGGATAGCTCAACGATATATTCACAACCTTGTCTGTGAACATTTTCTTTGCATCATCTCCCGTCTTTGATAAGATACCAAACCTTGCATCCTTTGTAATTGTCGCTTGGTTGACCATCTCAGAGCTGCTCATAAATGAGAAACCTGAACGTCTATTCTTTAGATAGCACATACCAAAGCACCTATCGTCAGCCTTGCAAGCCTCCCAGAAGATAAAGAATATCCTGTTACTCTCACGGAAATCAGGTAGACCAACGTCTATCTTACTCCACTGCAAGTACATATAATGTGTGCCAGTGATATATGTCGGTGTGCTATTATTGACAAACCAGAAGCCATTATCTCTACGATTGAACTCTTGGTCTATGTAGTCATCCCATTTAGCTTTAAACTTGTTATCAGTTCTGTCCCAATCAAAGATTGTCTTAATCTTTTGTAATTCTCTAGGATACTCAACAACTTCCCAGTGATTACTTCTATTCTCAACCTCTTCAGGCTTAGCCGGCAAGGCTATGTTAACACCATTAATGTTATATATCTCACCGATGGTTCCATCTTTTGATATAATGACAACATCATATTTATCATTGTGGCCATACTTCCAGCTATTTGTAAGGTTACCTTTCTCGATAACCTTCGCACTAATAATTTCTTTCTCAATTGTGTATAGCATTATTTGCCCCTTCTCTCAGCAAAGCCACCTTTTTTCTCTTGTATGTGAACGTTGCCTGTGATCATGTTACGCTCTTCTTCTATCCTTGATAGGATTTCGAACGCATCAAAGATAGCCAACTTCTTGGTTGCTGCTGCATTTTTTAATTTGTCAGCAGATACATCACCCTCATCACCTGTCAAGATTTGCTCTTCAGCAACCTTAATAAGTTCTTTGATAGCCATCTCGCCTGCCTTGATTATTTTTAATTTATATTCTTCAGTTGTCATAATACGATGCAAATATTTCTCTCAAACATTCTGTACAGTTTTTTTCCGTCAATATCAAACCTGTACTCTGTGTCAGGCTGATACGATACCAATGTGCCAGCAGGGATATCAATCTTGTCGCTAACATACGCAAGCTTACCAATTAATGGCTGCTCTATGCCAACCTCAAATACAGACAGATCCTTTTGCTTCTCAATTGGCTCCACAAAGCAATAAGGCGAGTGGGCCATCCATTCACTATTATTCTTTTTGTACAAGAAGAACTGATCGAAGTCTACAATGTATAAATTATCTTTAAGGTGCGACATTGATTTGCGCTCCTTACCCTTCATGTCATAATAGCTTCTAAACACATTGTGGTGAACAACAAGCGTATCTCCTGCCTCAATTGGACCATCATAGCCAATTGGTATATTAATTACTGTAGCGAACCTATTGGTGGCCTTATGGTCTTCTTTTGATGTGCTAATAATTAGCCCACTCTCCCTAACATTGTCGTAAGATTTACCACCAACCGGTTCTACAATAAAGTAGAACGGGGATCTCATTATAAAAAGTCTATATTAAATTCAATTGATACAGGCATATTATTAGTGAACTTCTTCCACAATAATATCTCTCTATCTTTCTCGATGTAGATCAAAAGAGCGCCATCCTTGTCAGATACAATCTGATGCACGACATGGCTACCACCCAATACTGACTGCCCCACAACGTAGTTCATTGCGTTCTTGTAGTCAGTACCAACTGCTATCTTTCTAATTATCATATAACAAGCACCCAGCCGGATGTCTTTTTGATATACAGGTTCTCTGTGTCTGCTTGAAAACACAAAGCGCCTGGGCTAACAGTTAATGCAATCCTTGCAGCAGCATTCGCTACACTAAATGTATTTTTGTACACATAGTCTTTTAGCACAGACAACTGAACATTTATTGTAGATAAATCAGCATTTGAACCTAGCAATATTTCTGTGCCTGTAAGATCTGTATCTTTTGCGTAACTTGATATTTTAGCCATTTTTATATTCTCCTGTTTTTAAGTCTATTGTTATGTCGCCATACTCCTGCGACAATTCATGCTGAAATGATTGTAGGTCCTTTGCAACACCTTCAATTCTTTCAATAAATTCTTGTTTTGCAACATCCGCACTAATCATTTGAGCTTTTGCTCTTGAGATTTGGATTTCTACGTCTGCAATTGAGTCCTTTAAATATCGTAAGTCACGATTTAAATTCACTAACTTCTCTAATTGGTCTTCTTTAATTTTATTCATTTTAATAATTTATATAGTACGATTGCTAAGATAACCAACAGTATAAAAGGTAAACTTTTATATAGATACTTGCTATCTTGATATTCAATTACCTTGTATGGCACTCTGTCATGCGTCACAACTCTTATTGTGTCCGGCTTCACAGTTGCCTTAAAGTATATTTTCTTTTCTTTAACGATGAACTTCAGCTTTAATACTGTGTCCTCGTATGTCATTGTGTCTGTTATGTAAAAACTATCGATGTGGGAATACTCCTCAGTTATTACCGTGGTATCATGTACAACAATCTTCTCTTTATTGAATAGTGTTGGGTCCTTCTTAAGTGCACGGTTTAAGTGCCACTCAGCGGAGCATGATGTAAGTAATAATATGAGGAGTATCGACCTTAGCACTTCTTAGAGTTCTTTGCAACAGGATTGTTTGTTGTTCCTGGCTTCGCCTTAGATGTCATCTTTTTAGGCGCTGCCGGTTTGGTGTTTTTAATAGTAATAGCCATGATTATTTTTTCTTCATCATTACAACTTCTTTCTTTTGCATGGTCTTGCCTTCAGACTTCTCATGCTTCATCATGGCTTTCTTAGATGGATACTTCTCCATTGTGCCTTTTTCAACGATCATTTTTTTCATATTGTTTTCAAAGATAGTTATTTTTCATTAATCTACACTAGTAATAATACCACCTGTAATATGTAAGTTTTGTTGACCAGGAGGATTTGTTGGTACGGTAAACGTGCCAGTGTAACCTGAAACACCACCAATCTTGTAGGTTGAGCTGGTATTAATGTCTCCGTTGACATCTAACTTTACCGTTGGTGTTCCTGTTCCAATGCCTACATTACCTGTTGATCCTTCAATCCTAAGATAATATGTTTCTGATCCAGAACCTAAATTGTTGCTATTGTAATTGGCTTTTGTATCCCCTGCAATTGCAAACCACCCACTCATATCAAAGTTAAACTCAGCCCCAGCTGTGCCAGCCAATAATGCTGCAAACTTACCACTTGTATTTGTGTTTCCTACAGCAATTGTTGGTGTAACTCCACCTGCTCCGGTGTTAAATTTAAATTGAGAAATTCCAGAGTTACCCGTTATTGTGCCTGTACCAATTGAATTTGTCGTTGTATTGCCAGCGGTTGTTACTTGATCTAGGGTAGGCGCACTCGTATTGTTTACTAACTTATGCAATGTCTTAAGCATCCAGTCAATTGACATTGGAACGCTGACACTGTACTCGTTAAAGTTTTTAGGTGGTCTTAGGATCATGCCACAAAGATACTACTTCTTTGTTGAACGTCCACTGCTGCCGTTGCGAGCTCTGTTGGCTTTTGTCTTCTCAATCACAACTGACCCATCCTTCTTGTGGCTGAGATCAAGTCCTTTCGCTGCTCGCTTGCCATAGATGCCACGTTGGTGCGCTTCTTTGTTGAGCTCTTCACGATATTTTACGCGCGAAGGAGATGCCTGATACGCTTTATCGTATGAGTAATCTCTGCCAGTAGCTTTATTGCTGCCCGGTCTACTGTTCTTCGCTACTATTTTATTCTTTGGCATATGGCTTAAACTTTTCTGCTACTGTTCCAATTCCGTATGCGATAGATATGTATTCTACTGCCTCAATGGCTTTTAATTCTTTATAGATAAACATATATATAATTAAAGATACAAATCCTATAGCACCGAGCACTCTCTTATGAGATACCCCATCGCTTGAGGAGAACATATCTACAAAGAACTTTTTCATTTTTTTGATTTTAAATAATAATAACGAATAGCAAATAACCCACTCACGATAGCAATCAATCCAGCGATAGCAGAAATAATAGGTTGCATTTGTGTTGACAAGGTTGCTAAAAAAGATATTATTGACGTTGTTGCCAGTCCGTCTGCTGAAGTATCGTTAAGGTTTTTCATCTTGGGAATGGTGGTGATGGTTTAGGTATGTATTCGCCTTGAGGTAAGTCAAGAAGGTATAAATATTCTTGAGGTAAAATTTCTTTGTCTTGTTCTGACAAAAATAAAAACCAAACATCATTGATATCTTGAATACAATTAAAGAAAATATCAGTCGCAAAAAATACTCCTTGAATTGCCTCTTTTTGTTCTATGCTTAAAATATATCCTATCATTATACTTGACGTGAAAGGGTTGTTTGAAATGCTTGTACTGCAGTGTAATAATTAGACGCTTCGGTATCCGTTAAACCATCACCAATAGTGGAAAAACAATATTCTGCAGTACCAGTATTACTAGAAGATCCTGCGGCGTTAATTCCATTTAAATAAAAAGTAAAATTATCTACTGGTGATAAAGACAATGATGCTCTCGATGATTTGATACCATTATTAAAAACCATTTTATCAAGGGAGTCTGTTCTATTTGCTACTACCATACCATTACTTCTTTGAAATAAGCCAGAATCATCACTCCCATTAACTAAATTGTCATTTGTTGCGTTTGTTCCTCTTAAATAACATCCTTTAAATATTGGAGTTGTTACATAAACTCCCATTTTATATGTTCCTGTTGCTGAATTTCTATTATAAAAACCAAAATGTATTGAGTTTTGTGACATTTCACTTGGTCTTATATTGGTATTCATAAAGCCACTAGATGTAAATACTCCAGTGCTTGCATACGTCCAACCGCTACTAAAACTACCCGTAAAACTTGAACTCTTTAAATTCTGCGCACACGCTGCTGCACTCGCCCCAACCATTGGGTAAATGGCTTTCATTGGTGTCCATAAAGAATTGGCTTTTAAATCAGCAACCAATTGTTTAGTCGCATTTTGTTCGGTAGTTGTTAACGAACCACCCGCAGCAATAACTCTATTGTAGTATGCTAACCAATCAGCATCTACACCACTTATTGAACTTGCTATTATTCCGTGACTTGCTAAAATCATAATGATATATCGCCAAAGAGGTAACACTCTGATGCTGAGATAAATACAAGAGTTGCGCCCGAATATTGAGCACTAAGCTTTAACTTTGCACCATTACTTCTGATTGTCATCCCTACTCCTGCAACAACAGTCGTTTGCCCTGCTCCATATTGAGATAATAATATTTGTTGTCCTGCGCTAAATGTTGACGCTGGCACAGTTAAGTTGTTCGCACTTGCTACGTTCATTTCAACTAACTTGTTAGCGTCACCTGACACTAATGTGTAAGAAGCTGTCTGTCTGTTTGCTGTGATTATTGCATCTTGCTTTGCATTCCAAGTTGCAGCGCTTGCTATTCTGTTATCGGCAATAGATACACCATTCCATGTAGCGCTAGTAATTGATCCAGCGTAATCTAATGTGTTTGTAGACCAGCTAACATTTGAAGGCGCTAATTCGTGCCTTTCCCATGTTCCAGCAGCAATACTGTTTGATAACAATGTAATTACTGTGTCACCACCGCTTGGAATTGACGCAACTAAAGTATTACTATT